GGAAACGTATTATCAAGGAGATTATCCGAATAAGAGTAGATATATTAGAGTTGAATTGGCCCCAGCCGCGAATGCTTTATCAGAGAGGGCAGTACCTTATGGGTTTGCTGCTGTATATACGCCATTTGTTGTGGATTCTACATCTGCAGCAACTACTCCAACGGTAGTTGATACTGCTTGGTCTACAACTGCTCAAGGAAATGGGGCTGGGTATAGCACTACCTCTTCTAGAGATCCCAAGAAATTTTATGGATATGATTATACTATTACAAATCATACAAATCAAAGTTATCTTGCTCCTACTCCAACTGGGGCAACCGCGGTGGCTTATACTCCATTACCTACGGGAAATGCGGTTACTGCCAATATAACTGAATTCTCATTAGAGAATGTCCGGGCCACTGAGGTCGAGGGTGTCCCGCTGGCTCTTTCATCTTCTGCCCACAATACATATCATAAGTTTACGGTACCGATGCAGGGCGGGTTTGATGGATTTAAACCAAGTCAAGCACGAAATATGGGCAATTCTATTGTTGCTACCAATTCACAAGGATTTGATTTGTCAACTTCTGCAAAATCTGGATCGGTGGCATTTAAGAAAGCTATTGATGCAATTAAGAATCCCGAATCATTTGATATTAATTTGTTAGTGATTCCTGGGGTCAATTATGAACAACATCCATATATTACTCAGTACGCAATTGATGTGTGTGAAGATAGACAGGATTGTTTCTATATTCTAGACTTGGCTCAAATGACTAATGGATCAACGGGTCTTCAGTTAGCAATTGATACGGCTGAAGGATTAGATACAAATTATGCTGGTGTTTGGTATCCGTGGGTTAAAGTCCTAAATACTAATACCAACAGATATATTTGGGCACCACCCTCAGTTGTACTTCCTGAAGTATTTGCTTACAATGATAATGCTGCTGCTGAATGGTTTGCACCGGCCGGATTAAATCGTGGAGGAATCCCAGGAGCAACTCAGGCATCTACCCGATTGACTAGAGCAAATAGAGACGAACTTTATGAGAATCGTGTTAACCCAATTGCAACGTTCCCAGGACAGGGGATTGTTGCTTGGGGTCAGAAGACTCTACAGAAGAAAGCTAGTGCTCTTGATCGGATTAATGTCCGGCGTCTTTTGATTGCTTTGAAGAAGTTTGTTGCTTCATCGTCAAGATATCTAGTATTTGAACAAAATACAGAAGCTACAAGAAATCGTTTCTTGAATATTGTTAATCCATACTTGGCCAGTGTTCAGGAAAGACAAGGATTGTATGCCTTCCGTGTGGTCATGGACGAGTCAAACAATACACCGGATGTGATTGATAGAAACCAACTTGTTGGTCAAATTTATCTACAACCCGCACGGGCAGCTGAATTCATCGTTCTTGATTTCAACATTATGCCAACGGGCGCAACATTCCCAGGAACTTAATCGTTATATTTTAACATACGTTGATAATTATATAAAAGACCTTTTGGAGACGAAAACATGCCAAACTTAGTAAATGAACAAGAACTGTTTTTTAAGGCATTTGAGCCTAAGATGCAGAATAGATTTATTCTGTATGCAGACGGTCTTCCAGCGTATGTGATTAAGGGTGTTGCTAGACCTACATTAAGTCAAGATGCGAAAGTTCTTAATCATATTAATGTTCAACGATATGTCAAAGGTCGTACTGTGTGGGGAGCAATGCAAATGACATTGTTTGATCCAATTGTTCCTTCTTCTGCCCAATCGGTGATGGAGTGGGTTCGACTTCACCATGAGAGTGTAACGGGTAGAGATGGATATGCAGATTTCTATAAGAAAGATTTGACAATTAATGTTTTGGGCCCTGTGGGAGATAAAGTTGAAGAGTGGATTCTTAAAGGATGTATGATTACGCAGGTTAATTTCGGTGAATTGAGTTTTGATAGTGATGATCCTGCGCAGGTACAAGTTACTGTTCAACCAGACCTGTGTATTTTGAATTACTAAATTTCTTGATAAGAAATATAGAAGTATTGAAATAAACCTCCCCAAATATAGGGGAGGTTTTATTTTATATAAAAATACTTATAGTAAGACACTTTATTTGGATTCAAAATTATGGCACAAAGTACAAATTTAACAGTAGGTCAGGGCGAAACTTTTAAAATTCTAGTTTCACTTACCGATCAAAACGATACCGCAATTAATTTAACCGATTATGTTTTTAGTGGTTCTATTCGTGAAACCTATTCTACAGAAGATAAATCAGCAGATTTTGGTTTTGCGACAATATCACCAGCTACCTCTGGATCGTTTTATGTTACCTTACCCCCAGCATCTTCTTCACTACTGAGCTCACAAGATTATGTTTATGATATTTTATTGGTAAGTGAGTCGGTTGTTCGTAGGATAGTTGAAGGAAAATTTACTGTAAGACCATCTGTTACGAGGTAGATAGATGCCTTATACTATTCCAGCGGGGATCGCTTTAGACTTACCTGACATAAATGTTACTATAACTCCACAGTCGGAGTATAAAGTAACAATTCAGGCAGTTGATAGTTATCGTACCGCAACGGTAGCTAATACCAGAACTACGGTAACAAGAAACCCTAGTATATTTGTAGACCTTGCCGCATCAGCAAGTTTTTCAACTACGGCATCGTATGCTCTTACTTCTGCAGGAACCGCTTCATCTGCTCTATTAGCAGAAACTGCGTCATTAGCTTTAGCATTTCAATCTCCGGCGAAATTGAAAATACTCACAGGTTCGTTGTATTTGACAGGTTCAACACAATTCGGAATTCTTGGTACAACTGCTAATTTGGGTCCAGCCATTCCAACTGCATCTTTTCTTGGGTGTAATATTGATTATAGAGCACATAGAAGTGGTAGTGCAAGGCAAGGAGTGTTATTAGCTACTTGGTTAGGCTCGGGTAGTAGTGAAATTAATTTTACTGATGCATCTGCTGCTTCTGTTGGAGATACGTCTGATATATCGTTTGATTTCATTTTAAATGGTGATAGTGCACATTTAAGGATAACGAGTACGGGTTCTGGTCCTAATACTTGGACTGTACAGACGTTTATGAAGTTGTTTCCTAATTTTGAAAACTAATTATATTATGAGCTACTATATGGAGAATATGAATGGCTAATGAGTTTATTGCTCGCAAAGGTCTAATAGCATTAAGTGATTCTAAAGTAACTGGAAGTTTAGGTGTTACTGGAAGTCTTGTTTTGGCTACTCCAGGTGGTATTGAACTTGGACATGTATCCGATACAACTTTAACTAGAGCTTCCTCTGGTGATGTAAATATTGAAGGTAATATTATCTATCGTGCTGGTGGAACAGACGTTCCGGTTACAGATGGTGGTACTGGTGTTTCGTCTCTAACAGATGGCGGTATTCTACTTGGTAGTGGTGCGGGTGCTATTACTGCAACGGCTGTACTTGCCGATGGTGAGATCTTAATTGGTGACGGTTCCGGCGATCCGGTTGCATTGGACGTTGGTGGTAACGCTGCAATTACGATCCTGGGTACAATTGCAACCGGAACTTGGGAAGCGACTGATGTAGCTGTTGCACACGGTGGTACTGGTGTTTCAACTCTAACCGATGGTGGAGTTCTATTAGGTAGTGGTACAAGTCCCGTAACCTCAATGGCGGTTCTTGCTGACAGTGAGATGATTGTCGGTGATGGAAGCGGTGACCCAGTAGCAGAGAGTGGAGCAACACTACGAACTTCAATTGGTGTCGGATTAACAAATTCCCCACAATTTACAGACCTAACACTAACAGATGACTTAATACTGGATAGTGATGCAACGGTCATTCATTTTGGTGATGATCAAGAAGTTACCCTTACACATGTAGCCGATACAGGATTGCTTCTGAATACAACGATGCAGTTGCAGTTCTATGATTCTACTCAATATATTAAAGCTCCTTCCGCAGCCTCATTGGCGATTTCTGGAGGTGGAACTACAGCAACCTTTACTTCCACTGGAATTGGTATTGGTGTAGCAACCCCAGCAGAAGCCCTAGCTGTAGTAGGTGATATAAGTGGTAGTGGTGACTTTCATGTTGGAGGAAGTGTTGAACTTGGTCACGCATCTGACACAACGTTAGCACGTGCAAGTTCTGGTGATGTAAACATTGAAGGTAATATTATCTACCGTGCAGGTGGAACCAATATTCCAGTATCAGACGGTGGTACGGGTGCTACGGCCTTAACAGACAAAGCAGTACTGATTTCACAAGACAGTGGAACAGATACGGTTGGTTCTGTTGCATTAACAACAAGTGGACAATTAATAATCGGTGGTGCAAGTGGACCAGCAGCTGGATTAATAACCGCTGATGATGGTCTTACTGTTACTACTGGTGATGGAACGATAGAACTTGATTTAGATCTGAAAGCTAATGGTGGTTTAGTAATTGAATCAAATAAAGCAGCAGTAGATTTAGGTGCTAGCTCAATAACAGGAACATTAGCAGTAGCAGATGGTGGTACCGGAGCTACTACTTTAACTGATGGTGGTATTCTATTAGGTAGCGGTACTGGCGCAGTAACTGCATTGGCCGCATTGGCCGATGGAGAAATGATAGTTGGTGACGGTACAACCGATCCGGTTGCCGAATCTGGTACTACTCTCCGAACAAGTATTGGTGTTGGAACAGGAGACTCGCCCCAGTTTACGGGTATTGAACTTGGCCACGCCTCCGACACAACTATAACACGCGAAAGCTCAGAGGATATAGCGATTGAAGGTAATATCGTTTATCGTGCTGGTGGTACTGATGTTCCAGTTACGGACGGTGGTACTGGTGCTTCATCCCTTGCTGATGGATATGTTTTGCTGGGGTCTGGAACTGGAGCTATTACCGCCTTGGATGTTACTGCCGACGGTGCCATG